TTCCTGCATCTGAAGTGGGTGAGCCTGCAACCGTTGTTTTAAACGAAGTTCAGACTCAAAATGTTCAGCAGATATATTCTATACAGATTATGTCTAGAAACAATGATGCAAGAGCAAGAAGACAAGAAATATTATTTGCTTTAAATTCAACGCAAGCTGAACAACTACAGGAAAAATATGGATTTAAAATCGCAAATATACCAGTCACTTTTAACGATGCCTCTATTGTCGAAGGTGCATCTCGTTTAACTCGTTACGCTATCACATTTAACGTACTTACGGCCTTCAGCCGAATCATTCCAGTAAATTACTACGACAACTTTGCTGGTTCACCAGAACTTATAACTCAACCTTAACGTATATATATTATGTCAATTAGTATCTCAGACTTCGTTAGTTTTACAGTGGCACAGCCAGGATTGGCATTGCCAGCTTATAATGTCAATTCATTGGCATTAATCACGGCAGAAGGTCCAATTAATGGTAATCCATCACAGTATGCTACTGGTGCAACCGCAACTTGTACAGAAGCAGGTGGTGTAGTTACTGCTGTTACATTAGTAACAGGTGGTACAAATTATTTCACACCTCCTCAAGTATTTTTAGTTGGCGGTGGTGGTTCTGGTGCAGTTGTTACTGCTACTTTAACAGCAGGCGTAGTAACTGGACTAACTTTAGTTAGTGGTGGTGCAAATTATACATCTGCTCCAACAGTAATTATTAGCAATAGCTTTGGTATCTATACTGATCCAGTATCAGTAGGTTTAGACTATGGAACAGGTTCTGAAACTTATTCCATTGCACAAACTGTATTTAGCCAAAACCCAAATATTTTAAGTGGTAATGGTCAGTTGGTTATTTATCCAATGCAACCAACTGGATCGACTTCTGGTCCAGTAATTACTTTAACTCAAGCTATTAGCATACTACAACCCCAAATCTATACTGGTGGTTATATTTATGCTAATGCAAATTCTACATCGGTACCAAGTTCTGGTGCATTTAGTACTGCTGATATTGAAGCAGCATCAACTTTAGTAAATTCATTTGTTACTAAAGCTTTATTATTCGTTCCTACTGCAAATGTAGCTGATATATATGCTGGTGGTATGTCTTATGTAATTTCACATAATACACAGCAACAAAGCCGTTTATTAATACACACAGCAGGTTTAGTAACTGCACGCCAATTTGCTGCTGGTTATGCTTCACGTTTATTTGGAACAAATTTCAATGGTTCCAATACAACGATTACAATGAACTTAAAGCAGATTGTTGGAGTACCTGCTGATTCAGGTATCAATGAAACAATCGCTGCACAATGCCAAACGACTGGTGTTGATTTCTATGCTCTTGTACAAGGTTTACCAGAAGTAGTATCAACTGGTGGTAATGGTTACTCAGATAATGTATATAACCTAACTTGGTTATTAAATTCATTACAAGTAGCTACATTTAACACACTTGGTACAACACCTACTAAGATTCCACAGACTGAAGCTGGTATGAACACAATTAAGAGTTCAATCGCTCAAGTTCTTAATCAAGCAGTAGCAAATGGATTCTTAGCACCAGGTTCATGGACAGGTTCTACATTTGGCAATCCTGCATCATTAGTAACAAACATAGCTCAATTTGGCTACTATGTTTACTCACAACCAGTATCACAACAATTACAATCACTACGTGCTAAACGCATAGCTCCATTGATTCAAATTGCAATCAAGTACGCTGGCGCAATTCAAAGCGTAAACGGAATTATTTACATCAACTACTAATCTTATAAGTCATGGATATTTCATTAAACGGTAACGATACGATTTCTATCAATGGTATATTGCAGACCGACCTCGCAGATGGCGATGTTGGTTCTTTGACGTTCCCTAACGAGTTCGTCACAATGAAACCAGGCAAAAACAATAACACAATTATTGCTTTTAATGCTATGGGTCAACTTGCTGAATTAACGCTACGCTTAATTAGAGGTAGTGTTAATGACCAATATGTAAACGCTGCATATAGACAATTTGTTAATAGTCCTGCGACTTTTAATTTATTAGAAGCATCTGTTGTAAAACTTATTGGTGATGGCAATGGTAATATTACTACTGATGCCTATACATTAACTGGTGGTGTGCCAATGGCAGTACCAGAAGTTAAGAGCAACGTGGAAGGTGATACTGATCAAGGTGTCACAATGTGGAAAATCCGCTTTGCAATGGGTACACGTCAAATTCAGTCATAATTCTTAAATGAGAAATATTCCCCTATCAAGCGGTGCCACCCTTGGATTTCAATTAGCGAGATTCAACGATGGTATGAATTTATTCAATGCTACTTTTAAGGAACTCGTTGGAGTTCCTTTTGGGTCGCAGGGATCTTCCTTAGATTTTGCTAACTTTCTGCAAATGGATATTAGCGAACTTAAGGATATTGTAATTAAAGTAGCCACATCTGAAAAGGTACAAGAGGCTATCTGGAAGTGTATGGAATCATGCACATACCAGAGTCTTAACGATTCTGTAGGGATTAAAATTACTAGAAATACTTTTGAATCCGAAGATGCTCGTGCAGACTTCCTGCTTGTCGTTTGGGAGGTGGCGACTTTGAATCTCGTCCCTTTTTTCAAAAACCTCGGATCGCTGTTATCAACCCCATTAAAGGGAACAGGTGGCAGCGAGCCAAAATCCACGACGAACTAGAACCCCAGATACGTATAGCCCTACAGTTAAACGGGCGAGGTGTAGGCAGCCTTTTGGAAATATTAGATATGCCTACCGATCTGGTTCTTGATGCGTGGCATTTTCATATTTGTCAGGCTGAAGCTTCTGAAACCGAACAAGAATTAAATAAGGACCATAAATCGTGAGCCAAAGTATAGGTGATTTTTTTGTAAAGATTGGGCTGAAAGTTGATAATCAACAAAGCCTTAATGGTCTTACTACGCGCTTAAATAACGCTGCGACTGCTGCCAATGAATTAGCTAAGAATCTTAATAAGATACCTACTGCATTAGCTAAATTAAACATACCAATAATCATTAATAAAACTGGTGGTGGTAAAGCAAATGCAGGCGATGGAAAGACTAATCAATACGAATCAGCTATTGGTCCTAAACAAGCTTATACTCAATATAATGAAAAAGCAGGTCCTACTTATACAAGTTGGTTAAATGATTCCAAAAAAAGACAAGCTGCTGAAAAACAGACTCTTGATTTAAACCTAAAAAAAGATAAGCAACAAAAAGAAAAGCAAAAGCTAGATGAGTTACAGTTAAAAACTGGAGCTAAGTTATTTAATCAATTAGCTAAAGGCAAAGGTTCGTTAAGTGATTTGGCTACTGCATTTGGTGAAGTAGGAGTAGAGACTGCTGCAGCAACTGCAATATTTGGTGGTGTAGCAGTAGGTCTTGGTAAGATTGCACAATATGCCACAAAAGCTGGAGAGAATCTATTTCAGTTTAATTTAATTACAGGTGCTTCTGTAAAAACATTACAGAATTGGCAATTTGCTGCTGCTCAATTTGGAGCTAGTGGTGAAGATGTTGCTAGTGCTATTGCTAACATACAACAAGCACAAACTGATATAAAATTAGGCCAAGGCAATATGGCACCTTGGGCATTATTAGGTATTAATCCTAATCAAGATCCATTTGAAATATTAGCACAGATACATGAAAAGGTAAAAGAAGGTGGTGAAATATCCGCAGCTATGGGTAGAAAACTAACTGCTCAATTAGGCATAAGTGATTCTACCTTTCAAATGTTAAGAAGAGCGGATCTCTCTGTATTACAATTAAAAGAAGATATGGCAATATCTTCAGAAAATACCAAAGCGTTTGATAAAGTAAATCAAGCTATGGGTATTATGGAGCATAAGTTTGGTGTCGTTGCTCAAAAAATAGGCACAATGCTGGCACCTGCTGCTCTAGGATTTGCTGAATTATTAGATGATATTGCTGATATAAGTCTAAGAGTAATTAAAGCATTTGATGATTTTGATAAGACTTCATTTGGTCAATGGATTTCAAATATGACAAATAAGTTAGATGAATTTACGGATCCATTAAGAGTATTCCATGATACAGTAACATCATTAAAAAATGGCACATTCTTACGTGATCAATTTGGTATTGGCGGTGGAGCAGATTTAAATAATAATTTACCAAACAATTCTACAAATACTTCTAATAATACCAATAACAATAATATTACTGTACATATTAGTGGTGCTGGCGATCCTAAAGCAGTAGTACAAGAAATGCATAAGCAAATAAACAAAAGTTTTTCGCAAAGCTACGGAATCGCTTCTGGTTTAGGAATGGTAGGATCAACTGCTTATTAATATGGCTACAAATATTATACCAAGTGATCAATCAAGTTTCTTTTCTGCTCTTACACCAGTTCAGCAGACAGTATATGCTTATCCATCTCCATTGCCTTATGGCATAGCTGGTTTAACTTTTGATATACGTGGTGAAGAAAGATTAGAATTTAAATCTGAGATTACTGATCATTGGTTAGAAAATAATAGTGCTATACATGATCAAATATCACTTTCACCAGAAAAGGTAACGCTTAAAGGTTCTATTGGTATTATAGCATATCAAACACCCTTGGTAAAAAATGCGCCTGTGCAGACAGCAAGCTCATTACCTTTAAATACACCGCTAATACCACCATTAACACCTGGTTCTGCACAAGCAGAACTTTTATCTACTTCTACGACTGCAAATTCAATTAATGCAAATACAACTGATTTATATCAATGGTATTTAGGAGTATCTAATTTAAGTCAAAACGATCCTAATTTACGTCAGCAAAACATAGTTGGATTTCTTTATCAATTATGGACTGGTAGAGTATTGTTCACAGTAGAAACGCCATGGGGTATATTTTCCAACATGGCTATTGAGTCTTGTGAACCTAGCCAAGATGCAACTACTACAAACATTACAGATATTAGTGTTACTTTTAAAAAGATAAGATTAGCCAGTCAGGTTATTATTAATCCTAATTTAACTGCTGGTCGTTTAACTTTTCAAAATTTTGAATCAAATCCAGCATTAAATGGAAATATAGGACAGGTTACATTATCTAGCCAAGCTGCCGATCAGATTTATCAAACTTGGTTAAAAGATAGCAAAATATAATATGCAATTAATAACAGGTATAAACGATACACCTTGTCAGATTATTAGCATAGCTATACCTGATGGTACTACTGCGACCATGACTTTAGCTTATCGTCCTAATCAAAGTGGTTGGTATTTTGATCTCAGTTGGAATGGACAAAGTCCTGCATACACCATTAATTCAATGAGAGTAACTACGTATCCAAATATATTGAGGCAATTTGAGACAATATTTACATTTGGTTTAGCTTGCGTTACTACGGATGGTTATGAACCTTTAAATGCTAGTGATTTCCAAAGTGGATATGCTAAATTGTATTTATTAACTTCTACTGAAGTTGAACAAATCGAAACTCAAATTGTTGTAGGTAATTGAAATTTAACCGCACATATAGCTTATATTGCCAAGTAGGACCATACAGTAAACCTGCGACTACTTCTGGCAGTACTGTGCCTGTTAATGGCGTATTTACAAGTTATGCTCAAAATAGCTTAACCATTAATTCTCCATTTACTGTAGAGTTTTCAATTAAACGTGAGATATTAGCTACTGCACAAACTGCTAATTTTAAGATATACAATCTAGCCGAAAAAACCAGAGATGTTATTTACAAAGAATGGTTTAATGGTGCTGCTTATTCAGAAATACAATTTAGGGCTGGTTACGAAAACCAGTTTGTTCCTTTAATATTTAATGGGAATGTACGCCAAGCTTACAGTACAAGGGTAGGCAGGAATAATATTGTAACAGAAATCGAAGCATTTGATGGTGGTTTTGCTCAAGCCAATAGCTATTCAAATTTTACGTTACCTGCTAAATCTACATTAAGTGATACAATTATAAGGCTTAATAGTGATTTAATTAAAACTTTTCCTACACCTATTATAGGAACTGTACCTAAATTTGTTAATCAACGTGCATCGGTATTCTGCGGACCTACTTATAATTTAATACAAAATCTATTACCTTCTGGCGTAAACGCCACCATTGATAATAATCAATTAAAGGTACTAAGTAATAGTGATTCGTTTAAAATTAACGATCAGATATTTCTTATAAGTTCTGCTACAGGATTATTGGATATACCTATGCGCCAAGGTAATTTTATCCAAGTAAAGATGTTATTTGAGCCTAGATTAACCCTTGGACAACAAGTGCAGTTAATTAGTGAAGATATACCTATTTATAATAACATATATCCAGTACAGGGAATAACCCACGAGGGTATAATATCGCCTTCTGTAAACGGTCCTCTGACCACAACCGTTAACTTATACTTAGGACCTAACGGAGCTACCACTTTCTCAGGTAATACTGTACTTCCACAATAATATGTCTGAGCAAACAAATTTAGCAATTAGTCTACCAAGGTCTTATCCAGATCTTAAGCTGGTATTAAATCAATCAGCTAGGGAATGGATGGCTGCACTAGCTTGTGCCCAAGCAGGCACTATAGTTAATTTCTATCCTACCACCCAGACTGCGGATATAACCATCAATATGGGTATAGTTCTACAGAACTTAACCAATGCTGATTCGACTACTACCCCAGTTGTAGCCCAGTATCCTCAACTATTAGGGGTACCAATAGTATGCTTAGGTGGAGGCGGAGGAGCTATTACTTTTCCTATAAATAAAGGAGATACGTGTGCTTTAATCTTTTTAGATAGAAATATGGATACTTGGTGGTTATCAGGCACTACAGGGCTACCCCCTAATAGCAATAGATTACATAACCTATCTGATGCTATAGCCATAGTAGGGCTTAGAAGCCAGCCAGCATCGCTTCCTAGCTATTCTACGACAGATAC